CCGCAGGCGCATCATTGCCAACAGTTCCTTACACTCCTGCATACGCAGCAATAAAAGCTGCAAACGGCAGACCTCCATTGGAGCTTACAGGATTCTTAAAGCGATCATTTGCAACCGATCAAAGCTCAGTATTTGCGCAAGGGTTTGATGTTGCCATCTACATACAAGGAGATGAAGTCGGCAAGGTGAACGGGCTTGAGAAACTATATGGACCAATCTTCCAACCTACAACAGAGGAACAATCGGCAATGCTTCAGCTACATGCTGAGTTACTTGTTGAGCAAATATCAAATCAGATTTCTAAACCATGAATCTACTTAAGACCATAATCGAAAGGCTCAATCAACGTGTTGAGGTTGCCAATATCTTCGACAAGCAGTTTGGACTTTGCGAGCTTAACGCTAACGGCAATGACAAAGCTTGGGTGCACTACATCGGCAATGGTCAAGCGGAGGTTGTTACCAACTTCGATGCAAAGCAGGGCACATTGTTCTGGGCTAAGCGAGGCAAGGTGACAGTGGTTAAGACTGATGCATTCAGAGTAAGTGGATGCAAGCAGCTGTACATCACAAGCTTTCCGCTTACTGCTTATGCAGTGGTCCGCAAGAGCCATCTGCCATGCGACAGCGAAGATGCACAGGACTGGCTTGCTTCAAGGATATACAAAATCACAAGCGGAACGGATCCGGTATTTAAGCAAGCAATCGGAGTGATCAACTACGAGGTTGTGCCAAGTGGCTACATTAACGAGATTAAAACTCTAACAGCAAACTATGAGTGGGCATGTGTATCGGTTGACTTCGATATTCAAGTGATCACTACCACAGAGGATGGCTGCTATGACATTTGCCAAACGGGTGACATTCCGCTTCCAGATCTTCCTGCTTGCACACCTTGCTTGACTGAGGTTGCTGTTGATGGTATTACAATTACTGGAGATGGAACACCTGCAAATCCATTGGTGGCTGTTGGTGGCGGTGGTGGTACTCCGCTTATCACTAAGGAGGAAGGCACTAATGTCAGCACGAATACCACTACATTAAACTTTACAGGCGCAGGGGTGACAGCATCACTGACATCGCCTGGAGTGGTTGAGGTGAACGTGCCAGGCGGAGGAGGCGGCGGTGTGACATCGGTAAGCGGCACAGCACCAATTGCATCAACTGGCGGTGCTACTCCTGCAATCAGCATAAGCCAAGCATCAACCTCAACAGATGGCTACTTAAGTCAGACCGATTGGGATACCTTCAATAATAAGTTTGATGTGCCAACGGGATTGGTCACAGACTACCTTGACGGATTGGGCACACCGACTCCATTCCCTGCCATTCCAGTAGGCACAGTAACATCGGTTAACTCAGGCATAAATATTAATGTTGACAATACCAACCCTGCTGCGCCGATTATCAATTCGCTTGCAGATAGATATAAGACATCTTCTGTTACATCAAATAGTGTAAGCAACGGGTCAAAGAATTTCACTATTGACTTAAATTTATCATACATTCCATTGCAGGAAATCCTTGTTGTGTTTGACCCTGCAAACCACATGCACGGGGAAGTCACAAGCTACAATGCTAATACTGGTGCGCTTGTTGTAGATATTAAGACTCATACTGGTAGTGGTACTTATACTTCTTGGGTTTTGAATCTTGACGGAACTCCAGTTGATGCAATAACTGGAAGTGGAACTGCTAATGAGATTGCATACTTTACTGCAGCAAGGGTGATAGCATCATTACCAGTTGCTACTTATCCAAGTCTTACTGAGTTAAGCTATGTCAAAGGAGTAACATCTGCGATTCAAACACAGATAAACGGCAAGCAAGCAACTATCACTCCTGCGGCACTCACTAAGGTTGATGATACCAATGTGACTCTAACACTTGGAGGAACTCCTGCAACGGCTTTGCTGCAAGGTGTATCAATCACAGCAGGATGGAGCGGTACACTGGCAGATAGTCGCATTGCTTCAGCTGTAACATGGAACGCCAAGCAAGATGCACTGGTAAGCGGCACTAACATCAAGACCATCAACTCCACTTCGATTCTTGGAAGCGGTAACTATGCAACTCCATTCGAGCTTGTTGTTGCGGCATCAGATGAGACTACTGCACTAACTACGGGAACTGCAAAGATTACATTTAGAATGCCGAGAGCGGTGACACTAACAGCGGTAAGAGCATCACTCACAACTGCTCAAACAAGTGGTACAATATTCACTGTTGACATTAATGAAAGCGGCACAAGTATCTTGAGCACCAAGCTAACAATCGACAACACCGAGAAGACAAGCACAACGGCTGCCAATCCTCCAGTGATAAGTGACACGGCACTTGCCGATGATGCAGAAATCACAATCGACATAGACCAGATTGGTGATGGCACTGCGAAAGGATTGAAGGTAATGTTAATAGGTAACTACGCATGAGCTTCTTAGTCAACCCATATTTCTACGCACCTACTTGCACTGATGCTGATGCTCTTGCGTTTTTATCAGCTGCTGCAATTACAGACCCCACTATCACATCTGCCATTTGCACATTGGTAACAAGCATGAAGGCAGATGGAACGTGGGCAAAGTGTAGTGCAATTTATCCTATGGTAGGAGGAACGGCAACAACGCATAAGTTCAACCTTAAAAATCCATTAGATACTAACGCTGCATTCCGCTTGAGTTTCTCAGGTGGATGGACTCACTCCGCAAATGGTGCATTGCCTAATGGGAGCAATTCATTTGCTAATACATTCTATAATCCAAGTACAAACGCATCTCAGAATTCGCATCACATTAGTTATTACTCAAGGACAAATTCTAATTTGACAGAGGTTGAAGGGGGAGGTGCAAATGCAACTCAAGGCTCTGTTCTTGAAATTAGAACTTCTAATATTAGTTATTTTAGAGTAAACTCAGCAACTCCATATACAACTGCTGCCGATACAGATTCAAGAGCATTTTATATTGCAAATAGAACGGCATCGAATGTGATTAATGGTTGGAGAAATTCGACCAAAATTGCAACTGGTACAACTGCATCAGGAACAATGACTGCTCAAAATTATTATTTAGGTGCTTTGAATAACAACGGAATAGCACAATTCTACTCAAGAAAACAATGCGCCTTTGCATCCATCGGCAGCGGCTTGACTGATGCCGAAGCAGCTTTATTTTATACATCAATACAAGCAATGCAAACCACCTTATCCCGTCAAGTCTAATGCAAGTACATCAACTCACATCCGAAGAGGCACAGAGCCTTGTTGGCGTTCAGTTCATGCCCGACAATTATTTTAACCCTATCATGGATGCTGACGGCAATCACATCATCAGCATTGAAGAAGTTGAGCAGTGCTCAATTGATTGGGTGAAAGACTTACCTTTGATAACTTACAAACCTATAATAATCGAATCATGGCAGGAGTAAAAATTACAGACTTAGGAACATTGACCACAGCGGTTGATGCTGATTTGTTATATATCGTGGATATTAGCGACACCTCGCAATCTCCACAAGGAACATCCAAGCAGATTGAGATGGGCAATATGTTTAGCAGTGGAACTTATATACCAACAGTAAGTGGTGTAGTAAACGCAATCACTGCAACACCAAACTCAGCAACATTTATAAAGGTGGGTAGTATTGTTACTTGCTCGATTCAGTTGGAGATTACGATGGATGGTGGAGAAACAACTGGCTCATTTGAATTATCACTTCCAGTAGCATCTAACTTTACAACTCAGAAAAACTTATTTGGATTGATGCAATGGTCTACTGGTGGCAATTCATTGGCAGAGATTGTAGGGCTTGATATTAAAGCAGAGACAACAAACAACACATGTTTTGTTGACATTGTTACTGCTACTGCTGCTGCTAACATGCAATACGTTAATATGCAATTCCAATATGAAGTGCTCTGATAGCGGCATCCGACTCATACAGGAGTTCGAAGGCTTGCGCCTTACATCCTACCTATGCAGCGCAGGAGTGCCGACAATCGGATACGGCGCAACCTACTACCATGACGGCAGCAAGGTCAAGCTCGGGCAAACCATAACCAAAGAGCAAGCGGTGCAGATGCTTAAGGATCACCTTAAGGAGTTTGAGGGCAGCGTGGTTGGATTGCTTAACGGCACCAAGGTTAACGCTAATCAGTTCGATGCGCTTGTAAGTTTCTGCTATAACCTCGGTGCAGGAAACCTTGCTAAGTCGCAGCTGTTGAGGTTTGTCAAGCTTAACCCGAATGATCCAAAGATTGCAGCTGAGTTTGCCAAGTGGAATAGGGCAGGCGGCGAGGTATCAACCGGACTTGTAAGAAGGCGCAAGAAAGAGTCGCAACTATATTTTGCAGCAGTTGTATAACATATATTTGCTTAGGCATAAGACAGAGCCATTTGTCATGCTTGACGAGATGGACCTTACCTTTGAGCAGTTCATTGAGAAGTTAAAATCATCATACGTTTTTAATCACATGTGGGGCAATGACAAGGAAGCCAGTTAGCAAGTTCAAACAAGTGCTTGATATCATCATCAAGTACTGGAGACCGACAATTGGCTCATTGGTAATTCTCTCAAGTGTCTTTGCACTTATCTTTAAGCAGATTAGCACAGAGACACTCG